TAATCCAATGCCATTAGTAATGTTTTATTTTCCATTAGTAAAACAAAAACTTGCCAAATCGTCCCAAAATACACTTGCTACCCTAGAAATTTTAGAAAAGTATTATGAAAAAAAAGATATCCAAGGGTTTTTAGATGTATATGACTCAACTGGTGCATTTTTTAATAATTTATTTACATCGAATATTAAAACTAAATATTCGTTCTTATATGGATCATTTGTTCCTAGTATTGTTCAATACGAAATAGAAACTAATCCGTTAAACTTATCATTTTGGACACACTCTAATTCATCAATAACATTTTCAGGCGACTTAGATCAAAAAAAAGTAATAAATGTATTTTTATATCTACGAGATCTTTTCCCTATATCAAAAAAATATAAATATGATATTAAAATATTTGGTACATCATTGAAAAAGACATTACCGGATAAAGAAAATACTTTTCTAACGCCCCGAAATGTTAATTCTGGTTTATCAATAATATATTATAATAGCGATATTCGGCAGATTTTTATTTTTAGAAAAGAAGAATACTTAAAAGTTTTTATACATGAATTTTTGCATACAATCTCATGTCAAAATGGAATTGATAAAATTGAAAGTATTATGGAATTTTTAGATTCAATTGGTACAATTACTACACCTATATTTAATAATTCTAAAGTTACTAAAGATGAATTAGATCTAAATTATATTAGTACTCGTAACCCAAATGAAGCATTAACTGAATTAAGTGCAAATATTTTAAATTTATTAATAACTAGACCGCAAAAAGATTTTATTAAAAATTTTGAAATAGAAAGAAAATTTAGTTTATTTCAATGTGCTAAAATATTAGAATACTTTGGGGTAACTGATATAACCCAATTACACCAAGAAAAAATAATTAAACAAACAACCAATGTAATCCCTTATTATATATTAAGAGCGATGTTATATCATAATCCAAGTAAATTATTTGAATTTTACGAAGTTAATAAATCTTTGTGTTACTCTCCGGGGTCGGAACAAACAAAAATTTTAGAAGAAATGATAACTAAATTTACTCCAGAGTTTATTTCTGATATAAATTATCTAATTAAATGGATTAAAAAAAACACAGCGGCAACAGCTTTTTGGCGAACATTACGTATGACGATTTTTGGCTAATTTAAATTATTTTTCTTTAAGTATAGTATAAACTAATATGGCTACAACTATTTTAGGTTACAATAGAAACCCAAGTAATGGTTCTTCAACTCAGGTGCTTGGTGCAGGCACACCTCTTGTTGATAAAAATGGTAATGAACTTATTCTCCCAGCAGGTAATGTCGTTGTTTCAGTTCGTTTAAAACATTTGGCAAATACGCCTCCTCCAGCTGATGCAATAGGGGGAGATACGGCGGATGCTGTCGATATTAGATGTGGTTCAACTTCTCTTTTAAAAGCCACCTTTGTGGCGTTAACATCTAATAATCATGTTGCAGCTGAAGGCGCTGGTGTACCAACTAATCCAGCTCTTGCTAAAACATCAAATGGCGCTCTTAAAATTCACGGACTTGATGATGGTACTGGTGATGCTGATTTGTCTAATAATGGGGCGATGTTTTGTTGTGTAATAAAGTATAAACCAATGCCCGTCCTATGAGAATCGTATGATTCGTGACGGGACCCCGTCCTTTGAAGGACCCGTCCTTTAAGTGCGTTTAAAATTTAAAAATTAATTTTTTTTTGTTAGATTATTATACATTAATATGTCAACAACAACTCTTTTAGGATACAATAGAGATGGAAGTACAAACTCTTCTACTCAAGTACTTGGATTAGGTACTAATTTGGTGGACAAGAATGGTGATGCCATTGTAGTCCCAGCAGGATGGGTCGTGGTTGAAGTACAGCTTCGCCATGTTGCCTCAACACCTGCTCCAGCTGATGCCGGGGGTGAAGGAACTGCTGATGCAATTGAAGTCAGATGTGGATCTGATAATTTATGTCGTGGAACATTTATTAATTTAACAAGTTCCAATCACCTTGCTGTTGTTGGAACCGGTACTAATGTTTTGCCAACACTTGCTAAGTCATCTCCAGTTACATTAAAGTTGCATGGAGTTGATGTAGGTTCAGGTGATGCAGATTTGGCAAATAATGGAGCATTGTTTGCATGTGTAATCAAGATGCGACCATTACCTAGTTTGTAAGGGCCCCAAATTTTTAATTTGGGAAAGGAAACTAATGGCCCCAAATTTTATTTTTTTAACTTAAAGATGTGCCTTCCCACTTAGTGTAAGGTAAATGAAATGAATACAAAAAATTTGTATGTAGTAGATGAGGTAGTATCAAGTTTACATAAAAGTATAAGACGGGGGATAATTGATCAGGCTATTTTTTGGGCAGGAGAATTATATAATAGTGGGTATGAGTTTTTTCTGTATAAAAAATTATTTACTATTGCGATTGAGGATATTGGGTTAGCCTCACCTGATTTAATTTTGTATATATATCCCTTATATATGTCTAATAATGTGCATAATTGTATTAAAATAATAAAATTATTAGTTAATGCAAAAAAAAATAGAATGATACCGGATTTAACAGTGTATATAACAACTATACGAATTCCTGTATACACTAAACCCCTTGATTTTAATAAATTTATAGTAAAGTATCCTAATTTATCTAATTATATTATTGAAAGGGTAAAATTGGAACCAAACAACGGTGGGTGTACTGATATTTTCTCAGCTTTAATACAATTTGCAAAGGCTATTAAAAAACGCAATTTTGAGAATGCATGTTTTTTCGCACATTTATTAAATTTAACACCAAGTTATCATAAACATTTTATAATTAAGTTAGATTCCTTAGATAAATGTTCTATAATAATTTGGGGGATATTAATTAATAAATCAGGGTATTTGCAAGAATTAGGGGTTAAAATTAATACAAACCACATTAAATTATTCAAAAAATTAGTTACTTTGGTATCCAAGGGCTTAGTTAATAATGTTTATGCACTTTTATTTGCTATTAGTATAATATTTTATTGCCTTGAAGATAATTGGTACAGATCCGATATTATATTAAATTCAGTTTTAATAGATAATGTAAATAATTTATCTCCTGAAGAAATTCAATTATTTAACAATGACACTGGTACCGGCACACAAAGAAGAAAGTTTTGGATACCTGAGTATGCGTTAGATGTAACTACTAAGCGTGGTAGAGGTAAAGTAGTTAGTGTACCAGCTGTTGAACAATGGTCATTACGTGAAATATCAAAATCGCATCAATTAACATCCTCAAAAAACAAAGGGATTAGATTTCAATTATGTGAAGGAAATAAACTTTATAATGAATATGGGCCTAATAATTACAAACTTATTGCTGAGAAAATATTATTAGACACAGAAAGTAAAAAAAATTATACATTTACTAAGTACACCAAATTAGTACGTTACATCATACCTGATATCATCAAAGTTCAAAGTAATTGGATAGTATTACCAAATTATTATCTTAAATGTAATCCACTTAAATTTGATGGTACATTAATTCATGATACAGATTTATATGAACATGAAATATTTTGTGATATAACAAGATATCCTAATACTAAATTATATTCTGCAAAATTAAATTATCCTAATGGATTTTGTCAATTACCTGTTATGGTATATGGACCAATAAGTGACAAAGAATTAGATACATATAATTATATCAACAATTTAAAAAAAATATTTAATAATTTGACGACAGACAATTATCATATTTTAAAAGTAATACCTACTTTAAATGAACAATGTGACTCAGCTAAATTATTTTTAATTATACAAACACCAATAAATATTAAGCAAGTAGTAGAAAAAGATCTTAATATAACTAATTTCTATTTAATAAAATCATATATTTTAATAGGATTATTTCATCAATTAATTAAAAATATTCAGTTAGAATGTCAACCAATGTCTGATTTTACAATATTTTATTTAAATAAAAATGAACTTATTTCGTATGGTCCCGAAATACAAACGTCTGATGAAACTGGTAATTTAATAATAGATTTTATTCGTGAATATAAACATGAGTTTTTGAGTGTATTAAAAGAATGGTATCAGAAATTTCCCAATGATAAATTAATTAATGTGTATAATAAATTAAAAAATTATTAATTTTCTAAATTAATAGTAAATTAATAGTAAATGTCGTCTAAGAAAGTTTTCATAATTTATAAACCAGGTTGTTCATATTCAGAACGAGCATTAAGTATTCTTGTTGCTTATAAAGAACATTATCCAAATGATATAAATATTTACCTATTACCAACTCAGAATAGTAGTAGTGTGTCGGCATTTTGTGCTGCATGTGGATTATGTAATGGAGGGAATACATTTCCTCAAATATGGGTAGATACATACGAGCAAGATGTAAAAAAAGATAGTAAACAGTATGATTTAAAAGATTGTACTGGATACGTAGGTGGATGTAATGATTTAATAAAATTAATGAATGATCTTGGATTTAATTGGGCCAATATTCCGGGTAAAGTTATAATTAAATGGGATTTACTTACTGATTATTATTATGCAAAAAAAGTAGATTTATTTGAAAATTTTATACTCTTGGATTCAATATTCTATTATTGGGGGTAAAATGAAAGTGAGAAGTTATTTTAATAAATCAATTTATGTAATAAATTTCAATTTCGTGTGTACAAGTACTAAAGTTAGAGCATTTGACCTTGATTCAACATTAATTGAAACAATGAGTGGAAATAGATTTCCTAAAAATGCGACTGACTATATTTGGTGTAAAGGTGTTTTACAAAAATTGCATGAATTAAGTAAAGAGGGTTACCAATTGGTAGTCTTTTCTAATCAGAAGGGTGCAAAGTCAGGGGTTAAACTTAAAATGTTACTTGATAAAATTGAAATGCTTATTAAAGATCTTAACGAACCAATCATATTTTTTCTAGCAACTAATGAAGATTGGAATAGGAAACCCAGTCCAGGAATGTGGTCATTATTTATTAATCATTATTGTAATAAAGTAAGACCAACTGATGCAATGTACATCGGTGATGCAGCAGGGCGCCCTAATGATTTTGCATGTTCTGATAGAAAGTTTGCTAGAAATATAGGAATAAAATTTCAAACACCGGAAGAATTTTTTCAAAATGCCGAACCGGAAGAATTTGAGTGGGGAGGATTTGACCCACAAAGTATTCTTAAATTTCCCCCAAATGATATTAGTTGGCAACCATCAGAATCGCAAGAAATATTACTAACAGTTGGTTTTCCAGGTGCAGGAAAATCAACTTGGTTTACAAATAATTTAAGTCAAAATAGTAATTACATAAGAATAAATACTGATTCACCTGAAACACGTATGAATATTAAAGATGTATTACTAACAGGTAAATCGGTGTACCTTGATGCGACAAATTTATCAGAAAAAAAACGTAGAAGTATAATTAAAAAATATAATACTATACAAATTAGGTGTATTTGGTTTACCTCTAGTATTGAATTATGTAAACATTTAAATAAATGTAGAGGATATCTTAATCATTCAACTGTAGTACCTCATGTTGCATATAATGTTGCCGAAAAAGCCTTTGTCGCACCTAAATTAGAAGAGGGGTTTAAAGAAATTATTGAAGTACCATTTGTCCCAAAATTTAATAAAAGGGAATTAAGGGTGTTTAAATTTAGGTTTTAAATACCAATTCCTGTTTGATTTTTTTTAATTATTAAAATATGTCTTAGAGTAGTTCAGTTATGTTAAAAGGCGATAATGTTATTAATTATTCTTATTCAACTGTGGACTCTATGTGGTTAGAGGGGTTGAATATATTAGATGAAAATAATAGACAAAATAATTGGGAACACGAATTAGTGATATTACCATTGAATACATGTGTGTATGTTAAATTACCATCAGGTGAACGTAAAATATTAGATATTACTCGCCCAAGTCTTAAAGACCGGAGGTATGAAAGTATAGTGACAATACCTGGGGAATATTCTTATTCTCCTGAGCCCGAAAATTTTGATGATTTAGAAAACTTATTGAAAAGCATTATGCCCGCAAGTAGTATGGAAAAATTTAGAGAAATTTTAGGTACATTAATTTTTCTACCAAAGGATAAAATCTTAGTATTAAATTTTGTGCTTAGTGGGTCCGTAAATTTTACTATTATTAAAAATCTTATTAAATACATTTTAAGATATTTCCCTGGTGGAATGAAGATGGATAATATTTTACAAGTGAGTAAAACAATGGGTATTCAAACTATTGATTTTACTCACCAAGATAAAGAAATTCGTGTGTATAAATGGAATATTGAATATATATTAAGAAAATGGTATCGTGAGACTGAACAATTTAATAGTTCTGAGCCGCGTATATTATTATTAAATAATGAATATACTGAATGTAAATATTTAAATACTCGGTTGAATAAACTATGGTCATCAGATGATTTAGCTAGAGATTTCGAATATGATACATTTATTATAAATTACGCGTTACAAGTTAAACCATATAAGTATATTTTTAAATGTTACGGTGTAAATCCAATTAAAATAGTTAAATGTAAGAGCACGTTTCCTACAATGATAAGTTTTACATATAATTCCCCATTAGAAAAAATTAATTTAACCAATTCTAGTACTAGTACTAGGAATAAATTTAAAGTATTCCAATTGAAGGTTGGATCGGACTCCGTATCACAAAAAGAATTTATTGAAGAATTAGAAAAATTGAAAGATAAATTACATCGATGGGTATTAAGTGGTGTAATAATTAAACGAGAAAAAGGGTCAATGGAGAATATTGGATTTATAGATACTGTGCTTGAATGACACATGCGACAAAATGTCATTTTATTTTTGCGAAATGTATAGTAAGTTACAATAATGTTTAATGAAATAAAAACGGAAATAGTAACTGTAAATTTAAGTTACCATCCCCATTATAAGTTTGTGAAAAAGTCATATTTTAATAAAAACACTAATCATCCAAAAGAATTAGAATTTTTAGAAAAAAATAATTTATTTATATTAGAATTAATATTGGCCTCACCAGAAAGTAAGGTTAACTATGATATATATTCTGATCAATCAAATAAAGTCGTATCTGGTACAATAAAAAATAATTCTGCGTCAAAAATAATTACTATTATATCTGATACAGAAGATGATGAATATTTTGTAAAGATTAAAATAATGACAGACTCTACTAATGTAGTCCAAGAGTATCATCATTTTATTTCAAAATATCGTGCCGAGAAAGAAATGTTAGAACGACAAAAAAAAAGTATAGCAAATATGAAATATAAAGAAGAAAATAGTTCTGATTTAGAAGAAATTGTTGAATATACGAGTTTTACTAGAACATCTGTTAATATTGTAGACTTATTAAATGCTGCAACTATTTGTTAAAAAAATCTAAATTAATTGTACAATTGTAAATGGGAATTCGAACATTATGCAAAAATAGACGCGGAAATTCATTGGCGAATTATACAGGTACAGAGCCATCTCCAAAAGGACGGGGTTATTGTGCTAGATTCGAACAAATTGGTACTAAAATGAAAGGCAAAGATGGTAACATATGGGTAGTTCAAACTAAAAGTAATGGAGTACGTGCATGGTTTAAAACCAGTTCGGTTAAAACCAGTTCGGTTAAAACTGTGACAGGTAAAATAATTAATACTATTAGTAAATCAGATTGGAAAATGTTACAACGAAATACTTCCCAGTCTGATCAAAGGGATATCCATATAAAATTATTAAACTTGGGGAAAGTATTTACACAGAATGGTATTAATGTAATATATAGTATTTGGACAAAATACAGTGATCAAAATTTCTTTGATGCTAATCTGCCTTGGGATATATTACATGAAAATGATCGTAGTTATCACAACAAACCATATATACTAATTTCATTTAAAATTGCTAAATTGGACTATGTATGTTTACAGCACACATTAGATAAAAAATGGAAACCCATTGTTGATCAAATAATGTTCAAAGAATTTAAACATTTATATCAATGGGATGGAAAAGCGAATAATGCTATTTGTATACGTGTTTAAAAATTTCTTAAATCATAACAAGAATCACGTGGGTCAACCTTTGGTCCCCATGGCCGATAACATTTGCCTCCAGAATATTTAATATGACCAGAAGTGTAATGGCAATCACATCGTCCACCAAATGGGTGACTACTGGGGGGCAATGGGCCATATTCATCGCCTGGTATAACACCGGGACCAAAGAAATTAACTGGACCATGTCTGAACCGTCCTCCCCAACTAGGATCATATCTTGGTCTATAAGGTCCAGGAAATCCCTCTCGATAAGGGCGCCCACTCATACTATATGCTAATCCAAATGGTGCCTGAAAGATAGGTTCACCTCTTATTAATGGGTTAGCATTTGGTTGAAACAATACTGGTTCTTCAAATATTAAGTTACGGTCCGCAGTACGGTCCGCAAAACGGTCAGCGCACATTTTACCACCGCCAATTACTAATACAAGTACAATACCGAGTACAAGTACGAGTACAATTACAAAAATTTCATTTTCCATTTAATCATTAAGTAGAAAAAAATTGAAAACACCATGGTGTTGTTATTTTTTTAATTTCATGGCAATTAAAATGAGTTTATTATTTACAAAATGCGAACAATATCCTCAACATGTTTCAATAGATTTTTTGTTGAACACAATTGATGATGTTTTGGTAAAAGAAAAATTTAAGTTAGTTAAAAAAGCTAAACAATGTGTCCCTAAAGACTTATGGATATTAATTTTGCGCAATTTAACATTTAAATTATCTGATCCTACCCCCGCCTTGTGGCACGGCGATTTTGTAAAATGGTTTTTAGAATGGAATTCCACACCTGAATTACATGAATTGAATCCATTAGTTATAGTCGACAACAGCTTTATTGATTATAATAATCCTCGTGGTAGTATAAAAGATATGTTAAATACGTATAATACTTTTGGTACACCATATCAAGCGGCTGAAGTATTTAATATAAACGAGTATAACAATAAATGGTATAATGCACCATTTAATTCAAAAATAAAAATAATTGAACTCACACGGGATCGGGATATTTTTTGCGGATTAGTTATTAGCGATTTTGATATTAATTATATTGAATCAATAGAATTTGTGATTGGAAGCCATATTATTCCAACGTGTGTTGACTTAAAAACTCCAATTAAACAAAAAATTGGAGATTCAGGTGAAATTAAAATATATCAACCAAAAGATTTCCCATTTATTCCATTGATTTCATTAGCTTACCACATGGTTCAAATTGGTATAACATTTAAAAAAGACACTGAATCAATAATAATAGACAGAGTGTGTAGTAATCTTAAAGGGATTTTTAGTAATTTAACTTTTGCCGAGCAGCGCATAATATTGTATCCTACTCAACATTTCATACCTCTTAATTCAGGTAAAATAGTTAGAATTGCTGATGGGATGTGTGAGTTAGTTTAAACATGTTGGTAATCCTTTATTGTCGAGCCCTCTATCGTATATTTCCCAACATTTATTGTCTCTGAATATTTTATTTTTTTGGTGACAAGCGCATTTATATCCTGTCATTGCGTCGTATAATTCTGGGGCACCCCAATAATCGCGATACGATCCACGGTCAGACCCAAGAAGGGTGGTAGGTGGTACATTACGATGTTCAATAAATTTTTCAATAACTGAATCACATATAGGGTTAGGAACCAGTACTAATAATATAATGAGTGCAAAAACTCCTAGTAATATACATTGTAATAATTCGTCCATTTAAACTTAGTGTTAGTGTTAGTGTTAGTGTTAGTGTTAGTGTTAGTGTAGAAAAAAGTTACGAGTCTCCAATAACTTTTAAATAAATGTCACCAGGAAGATCATACCCTTTTTTCTCATCAGCATCCTCTGGGAAAATATAAAAACTAGGTGATTCTGGATGTTCTAGTTTAACTTTAAGTTTCTTTTTTTCTTTAACATATCCGGCTCCCTTACATACTAAGCAATTTTTTTTAATAAAAAATCCATGTTGTAAACATTTTTTACAATTCATTATATTCTCACCTTTGCATACTTTACATATATTTTTAGAGCATTCTGAGCATCGGCGCGAACGATTAAAAGAGATTGATTTAGTTTTTTTATTATCAATATCATCCCATTTAGTATAAATTATTAATTCGATACTGGGGGAATATTTATTTTGTAAAATAAATTTAGTGTCAATCATTTTTGTCTCTCTGACAATAAACCCTTGTACCTGATTAATATGATCAAATAGTTCATCAAATCCTTGATTAATTTCGGCGTCCTCTGGACTTACTTTTTTATCATCCATGAATTCCATGAAGTCGTCTAAATTATTTATATCTTCATCTTTAGTGAATTTGTTTAAGTCCGGACCAGCGAAAAAGTCCGGACCGGCGAAAAAGTCCGGACCGACGAAAAAAGTTGGTACCGTGAAGAATTGTTTAAAAAGCGAATCAAAGAAGATTGGATTAGTATCAGTTACATTAAATTTACATGGTTGACCGGATTCAATTGATTTCCATGCCTCTTGAATATTAGTAAATTTACGTTTAGCTATTTCTGGATCAATTCCATTTAATATAGCTTTATCAGGATGCCATTTTAATATTAATTTATGATATTTCTTTTTAATAGTGTCAAGTGAATCATTTTCATTTGACTCGAGTACTTCAAATGCGTTACTCATTTAAATTTATATTAGAACATTTTTTTCGAAGTTAAACGTAATAATGTATGGTCTTATTGGGAAACTTAAAGAAAAATCTTACATTAAAGAGTAATGTGTGACAATCCAGATACATTAGTATTTAAAGGTGCTGGTATCAAAGGTATCAGTTACATTGGAGTGATAAGATATTATGAAGAAATAGGACATAATCAAATCAAGGTATATTCTGGATCTAGTTCAGGGTCATTTATAAGTTTAATGGCTATACTTGGATATACTAGTAGTGAAATGTTGTCTGAATTTGTTCAAACAACCTGTGCTGAGTTGTTGGGGAATATAAATAGTAGTAGTATCCCTAATTTAACACGTACTATTTGGACAGGTTGGAGACTATTTGGAATGACTGATGGTAAAGCATTTGAAGAAAAAATTAAAATGTATATTGAAAAAAAAACTAAAAATCCATTAATAACATTTTTAGAATTATATCAATTAACTGGTAAAACATTAATTGTTACTGGTACATGTCTTAATACTGATAAAGTTGAATATTTTAATTGGCGAGATACACCAAATTTTCCAGTCTATAAAGCTATAAGAATATCACAAACATTACCGCCAATTATATCCCCAGTTATACTTACAATTAAACGTGAATTAAATGTAGAAAATATATATTGTGATGATGAATTATTATATTCTAATCAAGTAATATCAGATTTTTTGCCTGAGACTGATACATTTGAGAAATGGTATGTAGATGGCGGACTTCTTGACAATTATCCAATCGAATATACATGTAAATTTATTGGGTCACAAAATACAGTTATTGGATTTGATATCGATACATTACATGGTGGTCAACCAAATGATAAAATAACTCAGTATCGTACAATATCACGGAAATGGCCGTGGGATTATATTAAAAGCGCTATATTTGCGCAGCATATCGAACTAGATCGTATTTCTAAAAAGTGTATTAGTACAAAAATGGTACCTATAATAGTTGATGATATAGATATATATAGTTTTGATTTGACTAGTTCACAAATACAAAAATTATATCAGGATGGGTATAATAGTATTAAAAAATATTATTCTAATTTAGATAACTCAAATGATGATGACTCATTATTTAAATTTGAAAAACGTATTAATATCAATACCAAACCCAATAAGCGCCCAGGTATTGACCAAACGCAAACATATTCTGGTAGCGAATGGGACACTCCTTAAATAACTTAAACAGAAACTTTAGTACTTACTTTACTAATCAAATGCACAATGAAATGCACAATGAAAATGCTAGAATAACTAAAAAAGGTTATATAATTGATAAAAATACATTAACTGAGAATCAGAAAAAAATGATTAAAAATGATTTAACAATGGTACCTGAGACGTTTGGATTAAATATCGGTATTGGTAGTAAAAAATTTCAGGTATATCTTGAAAGTTCTAGTAAATATTTTTTACCTATTAAATATGGTATTAATACATTTGGGGCAGTTAAACCAGAAAATAATCGATTAACATCTGCAGGAGTAGATGTTAAGTATGCATGTAAAATAGAGTTACGTGATTATCAAAAAAAAGGGTATACTGAAATAATTAAAGCACTTAATTCAGATTCAACAGGTGGAATTTTTTCAGTTGGATGTGCATTTGGGAAAACTATAGTCTCAATAAAAGCATTGCATGAATTGGGTAAAAAAGCTATTGTTGTAGTTGATCGGCTTAATATATTAAATCAATGGTGGGAAGAAATCGAGACATGGACTACTGCTAAAGTTGGTATTATTCAGGGCAAACGATGTGAAATTGATGGTAAAGATATTGTATTAGCTATGGTACAAACAATAAGTCAAAAAGAATTTCCGACTGGTACATTTGATTCATTTGGTATAGCTGTATATGATGAAGTACATTGTATGGCGGCCGAGACATTTTCAAAAGCTTTTCCGCGAGTGTGCGCTAAGTATAATCTTGGTCTTAGTGCAACAGTAGAAAGAAAAGATGGACTTAGTAAAGTATTTAAGAATTATATAGGGGATATTTTTTATGCAGAATCATTAAATGTTAAGAATAAAACAACAATTATTAATATGATTAAGTATGATATTAAAGATCCGAATGGGCTTACTGATTATATATTAAATCCGTATACTAGAAAGGCGAATACATCAACTATGATTAGTAATATGGCTAAAAATAAGTTAAGAACACAGATAATCCTTAAATACATCCAGCGACTTACACGTGATCCCGAGCGTCAACTTCTTGTGCTTAGTGATAGAAAGCAGCATTTGAAAGATATGCATGAATATTTACAAAAAAAAGGAGTTAGTAGTGGATTGTATATAGGTAATATGTCTCAATCACATTTAGATCTTACCTGTAAAAAACAAGTGATACTTGGAATTTATAATTTATGTCAAAAGGCGTTCAATTTAAAAAAATTAAATACACTTGTATTAGCAACCCCTCGCCGTGAAATTCAACAAATTGAAGGGCGTATTTTACGCCAACAACATAATATTAATCCTGTTATTGTTGATTTTTCTGATTGGTGGTGTAATACATATCAAAATCAATGGCGCGATCGACATAAATATTATAAATATCGTGGGTATTGCATTAATACTATTGAAATTAAAACAACTAAAAAAATACCACAATTAAAATTGTCGGACGATGAAATGCAGCCTAATATATAGATCACAAGTAAGTACTTAAAGATAATACGATTATACTTAGATTACATAAACCTATAAAGTCATCATAGTAAACTTTAAACTTTGTTTACTCTGCGTCGATCCCTGGGACGTAAAACTGGGGCTGCTAATTAGGTAGGCGTACCTAATTAGTTGAAATAATTCGCCCACCCTGTCCTTTAAGGGTATTTTTTTTGGTTAATAATTGAAAAAATAATATAGTAGAACTAATTAAGGTGTAATATGAAGTAAATGAATAAAATAATAGTTACACATGATGGTAAATTTCATACTGACGAAGTAATTGCAATTTGGTTCTTGCGGCACGTGTACCCACAAAATACAATAATTAGGACGCGTGACCCAAATATTATTAATGGAGCTGATATTGTTGTAGATGTTGGTGGAGTATATTTACCTGATAAAGATAGATTTGATCATCATCAGAGTACATTTAATTTAACATTTCCTGGGAGTACAATTCCATTAAGTTCAGCTGGGATTGTATGGTTAAAATATGGCAGAGAATTGATTAAAGATCATTTTGGGCCAAAATTTGGGATGACATTAACCGAAAAGCAAATTGAGACAGCATTTATTGAATTATATCATACTATAGTTAAAGAAATCGATGGTAATGACAATGGTGTTCCGCAATATATAGTTGATGGTAGAATGAAATTTAATTATAATGTTAATTTGAGTATGATTGGTATTATTACGGCTTTTAATGGGCAAAATATTAATGATGCAGAATCACAGTATATATTATTTAATAAAGCTATTAATGCATGTGATTTAATATTAGTACGTATTGAAAAGTGTTTAGGTAAAATAATATGTTATGATAATGATTTAATTAAAACCTATCAAATAATTGAGGATAGTAAAAAAGTTGACCCAACTGGTGCAATTTTAATAGCAGAAGCAGGGTACATACAAAATTTAAAAAAATGTTTAAAAGCAATTGGTCATTCGCATGTTAATTATACTATTGTACAGGGTAATACTGAAATAGATGAATGGATAGTTAAAGCAATGCCCGCGAAGTATAAACAATATAAGTCAAAAAAAGATATTCTTCCACATAAGATAATTAATATACTGAAAGCAGATATAATACCACGTATTAAATATATTGCTAATCCTGGATATTTTGCGAAAGTTATTGGACTGAATACAGCAATTGAATTAGCCAAATTAAGTTTACAATATACCTTTAGAAGAGGTCCAAAGTTAGGCGAGTATTTTATTGATCTTAGTGAAGCGAGTAATAATTCAATGCAAATTTTAGGGCGCTCTGTATGGGTAACACTTAGTACATTAGAAAAGATATATCGTATGGCTGAATTTATTAAATCGAAAGGTTATTTAGTGCAATTATTTTTTGACGAAAACGAGTATGGTAAAATAAAATGTATAGTTACAATTCCAGGAGTAGGAACCGACACTGAATTGTCAGAATGTATTCTACGCGATTATGGAATTAGTAGTTAAATTCCCTTTTAGTATTATTTTTTATTTATTACTTAATATTTTATATGAATCAATTTGTGTTTGTTTTGATTTTACACTATCTTCAAGTCTCTTAATCATTTTTGCTTGATTTTGTATTATTCTATCAGCTTCTCTAAGCCCTACTATTGCTCCCTCTTTAATTTCACGTTCCAATATTCTTATTTGGTTGTCTTTTTCAGCAGTTTCTCTTTTACATATGATATACGAATTCGTTTTGCTTTTACTAAGTTGGTCCAATATAGTATACTCATCTTTTAATGAAATTAATTCATTTTTTAGGGCAGTGTACTCTTTATTTAAATTATTATACTTAGTTTTAATATAATTAAACTCAACTAAATTATTTTTCAATGTTATATTTTCGTTTTTATATTTTTCATTTGTTTTAGTACAATCATTATATAAGTTTGAATAATTATTAGCTATATTTAACTGTTTTTCTAAGTCGGTTTGAGTTGATAATAGTTCTTTAATCTTATTACGATTACTAGTATCAATGGTTTCCAACAGGTCTAAATTGTTTTCTAAATTATCAATATCTAAGGTAAGTCTTTTTTTAGAATCATTACAATCATTTAATTCCTTTTGTATATTTTCTAGTTTTTCGTTCAATTCAGAAACTTTTTGATTATATTCGTGTTCAAGTAATTTAAGTTTATTACTTAAATCAGTATGATGCTTTTTTATAATATTTTCAGATTGTTTTTCAAACTCAGCAAACTGTTTATCACACTGTTTTAAGTCAGACGTATACTTATTAATATCTTTTTCTGCTTGCTTTTTCAATTGATCAATTATAGTTTTATTATTTTTTATTGAGTTGTAGTCATTAACCAATTTATTGTGCGATTGTGTTAATTCATTAATAGTTTTATTTTTTTTATTAATTTCTAACTGTAGTTGATTTATTTTGTCAAGACATTCTTGTAATCTATCGGTTGAGTTATCAATCTTTCTTGTACTTTCGAGTTTGACTTGTAGTGGAATATCACGAACAGGTTCTAATTTTACAACCTCCATTTTTTGAAGTTCATGAACTTCCTCAGCTTTCATTTTTTTAACAGATTTTATAAGTTCATTTTTTTCGTTTTCTAATTTAGTGATAGTTTCTTCCGCTGTTTTAATTTTAGTGTTTAATTTATCAAGCTCATTTTTATAAGTTAATTCGAATTGTTTTAATTGATAAGTCTTTTCCATTTCTATTTTTTTTATCTGTTTATTTAACTCACCCTTCTCTTCATTACATTTATTTATCAAATTTTTCAACTTATTTATCTCAGCTTTAGAATCACTTTCACTTTGTTCAAGTTTTTTATTTAAGTCTGTTTGAATGTTTGAAAGTTCATTAACCCGTTGTTGTAATTTAGCTTTTTCTTCTGTTAATTTTGCAGATTCTTTTAATTGTTCAGTAAGCCTATTACGTTCATTAGTCAGCTCAGTAATTTTATCTTTTAAATTGTTAATGTCTTCTAATTGGTTTTTTAATTCTTCTTTTTCTTTGGTAAGATCACTCAGATTACGTGTACACTTTTCTAAATCACGTTTACAAATTTCTTGTTGATTAGATATATCTTTTAATTTATCCTCAACAGGTTCCTTAATCTTCTCATTTTCTTTAGTAGGACCCTTTGGGGGTGGGACCGTACTACGGACCGTTTTGCGGGCCGGTTCTTTTCTCTGAGCTGGTTGCCCATATTTTACAAGATAATGTTCTGGTGGCCCATACTTGTTTGGTTGCATTAATGTTGCATATGTTTTATTAGGATTTGGAACCCCCTGTTTGCCCCAAATTTCTTGTAAATCAAACTCATATAATTGTTCCATTTAACTTACTTACATTGTAGAAAAAAAAAGTAATTCCTTGTAATTTAAATTACTTACGCTTAACCAACCTCTTAGCTGACCTCTTAGCTGACCTCTTAGCTGACCGCTTAGCCTTACGCTTAGCAGGTGCTTTACGTTTAGCTGACCGCTTAGCTTTACGTTTACCTTTACCACCCATTTGTTCACCTGCGTCTTCGTCTTCGTCTTCGTCTTCGTCTTCGACGTCTTCTTCCTTTTCAACTTCGTCTTCGTTTACTTCATCGTCTTTGACTTCTTCCTTTTCGACTTCTTCGTCTTCGACTTTGGCTTTCTTTTTACTAGCTTTCTTTTTACCTCCCCCACTCTTAGCTACCTTTTTGGCGGACCGTTTTGCGGACCGTTTTGCGGACCGTTTGGCTTTACGTTTACCAGCTGTAACCGTTGAGTTTTCAGCAAAAAACGCTTTAACAATATCGTCAAGTTCGCTACTTTCAAGTTCTGACATAAATTATTTAATGTTACATTCGAAAAAAAAAGTAATAAAAAATTCTAATTTTTAGGCCAATGATCCCAACTTATCTTAATATTACCAGTTCTTACGTGTCTATTTAATTCATAATTTGATATTTCCCACTTTAGATTTAATGGAATAATTGCATGTTTAATTAATAATTGAGATGAGCAATTTGTAATCTCAATATAAGTTGAATCATTTTTGTAAACATAAATATTATTAATCAATCGTTTAGTTTTTTCAGGTGTTAATGACCATGGTTCATGAACTATGAATTCAGCGACACAACCCTCTAATTCATTAAGATAAATCGATGTACACACAGGTTGAAAATTGTTTTTAATATAATCTGATACAATTATTTTTAATTTATTAAACAATTCATTTGCGTCTATTTCAATTTTCTTTTTGTACAATTCATATAATTCAGTTTGATCTAATCTTTTATCATTTTTAGCAATAAAATATATCATTTTTGCCAAATTACGTTCTGCCATTCAAATTTGATTTTTAATTGACTTAGGAATGTTATTTTTACGCACTTAAGTCAAATTTAAATTCAAATGGAACAAATTCAAATTTTTGTTAATACGCCTAAAAAAGTTATGGTTGTTAATATAATTCCTAATAAAACAACTGGATTAGAATTAAAAAAAATAATAATAAATCAAATAGGTGGTGATCTAAAACTACTTAGATTAATGAGTAGTTCATGTCACACTATTGATGACGCCGATATTGTTACTGAAAAAAATGTAAAAAATAATGATACAATTAATGCACTTATTAGAATGCTTAGTTGTGCAGGTAAATGCCCAAATTGTTAATTTATTGTTTTTTAGATTGTTCTGTAAATTGTTTAAACGTATCTGTATTTCCGTCTTTCTCAACATTCCATAATTCACCTAATCTTTTACCAACATCAGAAATCTTAGTTTCAGGATTAGTTTTTTTCATTTCAGCCCAAACTTCATCTCGCTTAGCATTGGCAAATAACATATATGCATTGGGTTTACGTTTGGGTTTATCACCCTTTGCCTTCTTTGGGACCTTCTTAGCAACCTTCTTAGGTGCCTTACTCTTTTCCTTTACTGGTTCTGGTTCAGGATCTGGTTCGGGTTCACCATCACTTTCTACTACCTCAATTGACCCAGGGCCAACTTCGATCTCATCACTTAGATCACCTCCAAGACTCTCAACTTCACTCAAATTTTCTTCTTCAACCTCTTCTACTTCTTCAACTTCCTCCTTCTTAGCAACCTTCTTAACAGCCTTAGCTTTAGCAGGTGCTTTAGCAGGTGCTTTAGCAGGTGCTTTAGCAGGTGCTTTAGCAGGTGCCTTTGCTGGTGCTTTAGCTTTTGCTGCAGGTTTAGTATTCTTAACTGACTTAGACTTTGTAGACATTATTATAAGTACGTGTGTGTAATCGAATTATACTACGATATCTTTAAGTTAAAATAAAGTGTATGCTTAAAAAAAAATCAATTTGGAAAACTTAAATTGTAACAATTGTTCCATCAAACTTTTTAAAAGTGTATCCGGCAAAGTTCTCAGCATCATGATATGTTTTCTTATGATCACGTAAAATACTAATAGTTATTTCTTCGCCTAATTTCAAACTAGCATCTGCATCTGTTCTCCAATGAACTCCACCAATATTTCTCCCTAATGCAACATTATATGCAAGTTTATTGATTTCATCAGACGCAATTAAAGAAGAATCAGTGTACGGAACGATATTTGCCCCAGTAGCATCTGGTTTAACAGGATTAGGGATTATGAAATTTTCTGTATCAAACATTGCTTTAAGCGCTGTTGCACATGCCCCTGCGACAGTTGCATGACCAGCTCCATAACTAGGATGAGTTGGAGACCCCTCAGGAAATGCTTGTGGAAGAAGATAGCTTCCATTTTGATTAAAAGTTTCAATTAACCCCTGGGAATTTAATACATCTGCATGAAGGGGATAAGTAGCTAACCCATTTTTATGTCTATCTACTAATCCACCATATGCTTCAGGTCGCAATCGTCTATGTACATACCATTTTTCATGCCAAATAACCCGTAATGCGCGATTAGCAACTTCTCCAAGAAGTGTCAGAAAATATGTCGGACCAAATGTTACGAAACCAGCTTGATTAGAATGACCTGATCTGTATGGATTACCCGGGTTAGTAGGACATCCTAAACTCATGAGAATTAATCCAGCTTGGAAATATGCCTGCTCTAATGCATCAATATGAACCCAATGAGATAAATCTCTTCCAGTAATCATATACCTTGGTGTAGGATCAAACAGTTGAACTTCAATTGGACTCGAGCCATTCTGAATATTTAAAAAGTTCGTCCAATCGATCATAAAATCTGTTCCTGCGAGTGGCATTATATTTTTTTGGGTAACTGAAGCTGGACCAAATGGACAATTTAAATAAAAGAATTGAGATAAATATGGTCCAACTAAACAACCAGTAGTGTTACCTCTAAATAATGTTTGAGCAGTAACTAAACCAGCCGACTTCGGTCCACGAAAATCAGACATATTATTAAGATCATTAATAGCCGCAAGTGCAAGAGGATGGGTAGAATACTGATCAAATCTGATATCTCGTAATAATGCCATCCAATAATCTTCAACAGCCTCACTTGCCTGTTGTGCACTAGCTAAGGTTGGTGCAGGAGGAATACTTAACGAATGGGAATCCGTGCCCTCAAGCGCAAATGCAACCCCTCCAAGTGGATTAATTAATTTACGTGGACCACCCATTATAACTAAATCCCATTTAGTTGGGTCTTCAACTGCATCTAATAATGAATTATATGCAACTAAATCAACTTCACCAAGACTATTATGTGGTAATCCCTTATGGAAATTTGCAATTCTATTTGGATATAAATCTTCGTCACCATTATTAAGGTGTAGTGGTGGGTGAATTCTATATTGATACAATGCCGCCGAAACGCGGCGCTGATATGATTCAAGTCTACGTTCATGTTCAGGGGTATTCGGGGTAGTATTTGTAGAGATAATACATCCTTCAACTTCGAGATCGCCGTGTATATGTGTTGTTGTAAGAGTTGTAATACCTTTTACACTTAAATTGCCGCAACATTTAAGATTATCTCTAGCAGTTGCTTCCTGCCAAAAATTAGCAAATTGATCAACTTCAAGATCATTTGTATGAAGTTTATTGTATTTTTTAGACATTTATAATATTATTTTATTCGAAATAAATTTCACAAAGATGTTAAATGTAACTATCGCATTTATAATTAATTGGATTCATTATTTAATAATATTAATTGGTGGATTTGGGTGGGCCTTTTTACCTACTAATTATTTAACATTATTTATTATACTACTTATATGTATACCTATTCATTGGAAAATTTTTGGTGGATGTATAATAACACGTATCGAACGGCATTTACTTGGTGATTTTGACCCAAATATTAATTTTATTGAATATGAATTAAAAAAATTAGGGTTACCATTAGATCCCGATTTTGTAATGTATATAGTTATTTATTGGATTTTCTTATCATGTATATTTGCATTTCACCGTAAGATAAATTGTAACTTTTTTCGGGCCCCAATTCTTTGAATTGGGTTGGGATTTTTGGGACCCAATTCTTTGAATTGGGTTGGGATTTTTTTCCAAGAAAAAAATACCTCTAAGAAAAAAATACCTAAAAAGTTACAAAGGATGTTAAATTGGATATATTCTTGGATAATAACTCCAGTCCCAATACCAAAACCCAAACAACTATTAATTCCAGAAAATGTATTAAAACTTATAGTTAGATCAATTGATAACAATGCTACTTTATGTAATTTTGCATGTGCTTGCCGACAATTTTCGCACGTAGTCAGAGAATTTAATGCTTCTCAAAAAAGTATTGAAATAAAATGTAGTATTGATGATTATTTAAATTACACTAGTGACACCCCAAGTGACACTGAAAAAGTTGTATTATTACCAAAAAAAATAAAAAAAAAGAAACTAGAGTGGTGTATATGTTTATGTTAGAACAAATTGAATACACTACTATACCCGCTACCACACCCAATCCAACTCACACTTGTGTAACCAATAAAATAATTCTCAGCAACTAAATAATTTGGTGGATTAGTTGTTTTAAAAATAATAGTCTTATTATCTTTTTGTTTTTTAAATTGTTCTTGTATTTCTGGATGGGTATTATCTATTCCTATCACTTTATAATAACTTAAAACGTCTTTAAAATATTCAGGCGAATAATATGGAAATGTAAAATCACGTGGAAGTGAGCCATAATCAGAAAACATAACAATGTCACTTGGTATTATTATAAAATTATGATCGTCTCGATAAGAACACCAATATTTACCAGCATCTCTATAACCTAATTCTGAATCATTATAATCTATAATACAGTCTCCTGGTCTAGGAATTAATTGAATTAAATTATGCTCAAGTAACATTTTACTAAATCGCTCATGTGATCCAGTGAGTAAACTTTTCATAATAGTATACTTGTCACCATCAATATTAAATTCTTTTTTGAAATGTTCAAATACACTGTCAGAGGGATTGAGATTAATTGGAATCATTAATGATCTATTTTTCTTCCTATTAAACAGATTATTTTCAAATTCTTTGGGAACTTTTGGATGGTCCGTAATACATTTTACCATAAAATTATATCCTATTTCATAAGTTACCCTACACTTTAAGTTTAAATCACTTAATAATGTATATGGAAACTTTATTTCAAATAATCTTTTAAAAATAGTTTCTCTAAACTTTGTTGGAAGTGCTTCTAGAAGAATACTAACATCAGTAGTAGTATCTAATACAGTATGTTGGACAATAAGTCCAAGTAAATCTTTTGATAACATTAAGTTACACGGTACACGTTACAAGTTACACTTAATTGTAATCTATTCAATTAAAAATTCAATTAGAAAGTTCTTCAAAAAACGATTTAAAAGATTTATTTGGACTTAATACTAATTCTTTCATTTTACATATAACATTTTTAATATTGTGTTCCGATGCCCATAATTTTTTCCAAACTTTTTCATTTTCAAATACACAAATGTTTTCAGCATCAAGATTGTTAATAAATTTAATTATATCTGGATGGATACCAACCCCTTTTCTAAAAAAGTAGTCCAATAATTTAGAATCAATAATTAATTTGTGTTTTTTACCAGTCCATGGTTTTGGTACATCTCCAAAATCAATATGAACTAAATACAGTCCTGACCCATTTACTTGAATCAATATATTATGAAGCGCTATATCCCACATACCCATTAGTGGCACAAGTAATAAAAACATTTGCCAATCAAAAGTAGACACATTATTTAATACAGTATTTTCTAAATTAAACTGTGAAATAACATTTAATGGTACACAGTTTGAGAATTGTTCTGCTAATGACTTAAGATAATGAAATTGAGAAGTTGAATTAAAAACTACTAAGTCTTCAAATACACCATTACATACACCCTGTTTTAAACAAAGACTACCAGTTTCTACCACAGGAAAATATTTTTTTACCCCTAATTTTTCAATAAGCGTTTTAATAATACAATAGCGCATAATATCTTCTTCACCAAATGGTATAAACCTTTTAACAGGAATATTGTTGGAATATAAAATAGTAATTGGGGTAGCTATAGGATTAATCCTCTCGTTTAATTTAATTTCAAAAGTTTGTTCTGACGCACCAATGCACGCTTTGACATTATTTTTTTTAACTGATGATGTTAAATAATGCTGTTTATTAATTATTTTCAATTGTAACATCTTAATTTAAAATGATAAAAAAAGCTTTTTCAGATTGAAATTATTATAGCTTAAAATCTAATAAACTGTTATTTAACTACTTGACATGGACAATCAACCAAAAAAGAAAAGTAAAGCGCCTCCACACCCTGATTCGTTTGATCCGGTTGCAGGTGGGTTTGTAAAAGAAATATGGTTATGTAAACCGTCCAAAAAGTTAGAACGAGAACTTTGGCACAAGGATTGGATTTATTACCGCCATCGAGATAAGCTATCTGTGACTGAATATTATAAGAAACATTTTGGGAGAAAAGTGCGTGTTTGTTTAAGAGGAATGGCGCAACCATATACTTTTGTTATCGGAAAAGAACATTACACTGATGTTGAGTTAGGTGAAGACAATTAAATTGTCATCTGTACTAGTCAGTATTAATTATTTTAATTTGTACATTAGGATATTTTGTCTTAATTTTTTTAATTAATGTATGAACTCGTTTAATATTATTATTTGTTGCAAATTTTGAAGAAATACTAAATGAAATTGCTACAAGAGTTTTAAGACTAAAGTTGTTTTTAATCGCGACTTGCTGGAATATAAAAAACCATTCACCGTCTTTAAGTTTGCTTACACTATTTTTATACAGATTCATTAATTTTTTTTGTCGTACAGTGTTAGACTCACTGGCTAAAATTTTTCTAATATACCTCTCTCCATCATCAACTTTCCATTCTTGTAATTTTGTTGGATCAGCCGCATGTAAATTAGCTATGTACATTGTTCTTTTTTTAAGTGGTAAAGTAAAATATAATGTCACCATTGACTTAATTTTTGGATCAAAAAGATTTGGTGTAGTACTGAAGAATACAAAATGTTGTTCGTGAGGTTTATATACAAATTCTCCTTCATTTATTTTCCAGTTTTGGAAGCAGGTTTTAATTCACCATCATCAATGATACTTTTTAAGTATTCTAGTCTAGTATTATGTGTTAGATACATACCTTATTATAGTAAGTTGAAAAAAATTAACTAATGAAGACAATTATTAAATATTAAGAAATTCACATTCCCATACTGTTATAACAGTATATCCTAACGCTTTTAATATTTTTTCTCTTTTCATTGAATTTTTATATAATTGTGCATATGATACTTTTCTTGATGGATTTATATCATTTGGTTCAAATTTTGTTTTTTTGACGCGTTTACATTTTTCAGGAGGATGTCCATGATGATAACATCCATGAAACTCATATACAGTTCTTGAGGCTGCATGATATCCATCAACACATATCCATTTTAGTTCACCTTTATATTTATATCTAATTTTATGTTCTCCTTTGTTTTCGGCATGACGGATAAAAATTCCCTCTTTTTTTGCAATACTATTTAACCAATTTATTGATGTTCTAGAATAACCCGCATATGCACATTTTCTACAACCATTTCCCACTAAATGATCACCAGGTCGCTGCTTAAAAATCCAATTATGTTTTTTGCAACGTATTTTAATTGGAGTTGATCTATTAATATAATTTGTTATTGCTGAATAATCATATTTATTTCCATGTACCTTAATTGCTTTTTCTATAAAACTAGGTATTGTATCTCTACACACGTTTCCAATAGTATCTGCTTTACATTTTGGACAACCATATCCATTATTACTATGACCAATGGCTCTTTGAGTAAAATCGCCATGTGTTGGACATGTAATTATTATTTTATCGTCAGCACCTGTATATATAGATTTTGAATAATCATATTTATTTCCATGTTTTATACGTGATCGTTGAATAAATATTTCTGTAGTTATTTTCCCTTTTCCTGCACATTCAGGACAACCATATCCCTGTAAAAAGGAATATGCTTTTTTCTTAAAGTCACATTTATGTATTGTACAAGTAATTATTATTGGGTCATGTGATGTTGTATATTTCGTCTTGGAATAATCATATTTATTACCATATTTTATTTTTGCTTCTGCAACAAACTGTTCTGTTGTTTTTTGTTGTTTACCCATTTCTACTGTTACAATCCGCAATCTCTTTATATTAATATTTTTCAGTCAAAAAAAAAATTTATTTTTTGGTTTTGAATATCGCTGCAAAGAGGTAGCAGTACACACCAAAACCAGTAAGCACAAAGCAAACTGATTATGAAGCGTAAGCCAAGCCCCCCATCCTAACTACCAGTCTTGATTTTGACCACCTAATTTCGAATCTTAAACCTATTTTCGCAAGATTTAAGATCCTCTGAATAGATCACAGTTTCCTGTGGGAGTAGACTATATCTTAAGCATTATAATTGAGACCAAATTGGTCATTACACTCTTTTCAAATTATAACACCCACACCCATATAGTCGTTGCACTTTACACCTAACATACAGTTAGGAGCCTTAGCTCAGGATTATCCAATTCATTCAGATTATACCTATACCCACAAGTTTTCCCTGCGGCCACCAATACATTACTGTATTGGGTTAGGACTGAAGATTTACAGGACTTTCCCTGAATCTGAGTATGTAGCCAGTTGCGAAGCTGACTAGCAATCATTTTACTGACTGCTTGGGCCGGTATTGTAATACTGTTACAAAATTGACCACTTGCGATACGCAATAAATTATAATTGATACCGTATATATATGCTTTGCCACTATTCTGTACTCCCATATTTGACAAGTTAAGAACGAGTTCAGCATTGTCAATACGAGAGAAGTTGATAGTACCTTGAGGTTGATGAGCCTCTGGGTTAAGAGCAAATGAATAGACCAAAATACCCTTACTCTTTGGGATACGAGAGTGGTGGAAATATGGTTGAACCAAGTTGAAGTATGGTCCATCACGAACTGAGAAACGATCTCTAGCATTCACCTTGAGTTGCATAGTGAGGACTGGGTTAGATCCTGGAGCGGGTCCACCGAGGTCAACAAAGGTATCAAAGTTAGACCATTGGTTAACATTTGGTTCAACTGCGGCATTTTCTTGGGTAACGAGAACCAACTCCTTAGTTGGGTGGTTAAAGTTAATGCGAGGCTTGAAGTTAGATTGACTGATTGATTCAGCACCTGTGAACTGCAATTGGGTAATCAAATACTCATGTGGGTTCTGAGCATAGTTACGACGTTCAGCATTGTCAAGATAAATGTAATCAATATACATCAAAGTTTCACCAAGTGATGGGGTTCCATTAACAAATGTAACTGGACCCGATGCAGCCTTCTTAATATGCAAATCATCGAATCTGCGGAACTTAACTTTAATCTTAACTTGATGGTATTGCAATGCAATAATAGGCAAAGCAAGTCCAGAGTTAGTGTTAAACCAGAAGAACAATGGAATGTACAACTTAGACTTTGGCTGAACAGCCTTTGGGGTCTGGAGTCCGTTGAATGAGAACACAAGATCAGATGGATCAGTTGCGTTAACAATGACATTCTGTTGTCCAATCATATCATTATATCCCTCAAGCTTCTCTTCAGGAAGAGTCAATTGGTTCCAAATAACGTACCATTGCCCAAATTGCTTATCGATTTCTTGTCCTCCAATTTCAACGGACACTTCTTCGAGCAAAATGTTTCCAACATTGTCAACCCATTGGAAGGTTGGGTCATTTCCACTAACTTCAACACGAGGAAGACATGCCTCGAGCAAAACCTTAGTAATGAGATCACCATTACGGTCAACATCGACTGTTGCGGAACTGCCGAATTGCACATTACCCTGAAAAGTTTGCTGAATAGATTCAATTGCAAAGTTAATATATGGTCTGTAAACAGACTTAAAGAAGGTGATTTCAGGATCAGCGGTAAGGAACTGCGTTTGCACCAACCAATTACATAAATTTCCTCATGTAATTATCGGTTTTATATCATCGAATCTAAATACCAAATTTGCAAGATATTTAAACCCTCCGATATAACATACTTTCGTATGGGACTAGACTATATCTTAAGCGATACATTATGTATCGCCCACATCCATTTAGTCGTTGCACTTTACACCTAACACATAACACATAATTAGGTGCCTTAGCTCAGGGTTATCCAATTTCTTAGATTATATCTTTACCCACAAGTTTTCCCTGTGGCCACCAATACATTACTGTAATGGGTTAGAACTAAGAACTTAAGGAAGTTCCCTGGGAGTTTGGATATGTTGCCAGTTGCAAAACTGACTAGCAAATATTTTATTATTCACTAGGACCATTTTTTTAATCCTGAGCACCAACAGCTACGAGCTGAACTAAACCACCAGAAGACATAGTTGTTTATAGAGTGTATGATATACATTGAGAAAAAAATTTTAATTAAAATGCAAAAAAAACGTGAATTAATTAAATATTTGGTAATTAAGCCCATCCACCAAATAATCCACCAACCTTACCTTCTGGTACTTCATAATAATCTGGATTGGCTTCAACTGCTTCGTATGAAGGTGGTAGTGGTCCACTTTCACCATTGACATTACTATCCCATCCACTAGAAGATTCACTTGACTCAGAACTAGATTTCTTACCTATCCTACTAATTAATACAATAATAAGAACTAAAACAATTATTCCAACTATTGAAAGAATTCCAATTATCAATGGTAATGCCATTGCAATTCCTAATCCTTTACTAATTGATCCAACTAAATTAGCGATTGGATCAGTTGTTTCAGCTTTCGTCGCTTGCTCCATTTTTGCTGCTAATTTAGTAATTGAAGATGCAAATTGTTCATCTGCAACAAGTGCCTCAGCCCAAACTTTAGCTGTTTGCTCCATAGTTAAATTACTAACCACAATTTTACCTTCAGTTGATTTAGCTTTAATTTTTTGTCGCTGCAATGCTGCTACAACATTTTCCTGAATAGTATCCATATTAATATTTGTATTAAGAATATTCTTAACGGTTGCAATTGCGTCTGATTTATTCGCACCTAATGCACCAATTACAGCTGGCCCACTTGATTCAGCAAAATTTGTTATAGCAGATGCAATATCATTTTTTAATTCAAGTTGCTTCTGCGTTTGCGCCATACATTTTGAATTAACCTGTACACCCTGTGTTAATGTAACATCTCTTATAACAATGTTTCCCTGTGCTTCTAATTCAAGCAATTGATCTTGTGTTGCTGAAGCACTACATGATTGAATTGTACGCATACTAGCTGTCATTGAAATATCATTTAAAATAGATACCATTGACTTAGATGATGATCCTCCCATTTTAACTGTTACTGATACTTATACTTATATTTATTAATTAGGAAATTAATTTACTCACTTTTTTATAATCAAGTATGTCATTCCACCAATTCCAATTAAACCAATTAATACTATCAAAATTAGTATCAATATAGATAAACGTTTTAGTTCATTTCCTTTACTAGTAGTATTACCTTCCCCACCTTCTCCAGTTCCACATCTTTGTTCAACTGATGTACCCAATGAAATAATACGGCCGCTTGACTTAAGATCTAATTGTGTTTGACAATCAACTACATCTGGACATTTTAGTGCCTTCATACTACTAGTAATATATCCTGATTTAATACATTCAGAGTCAACACAAGCTGGATTATATTTTTTAACTGGACTTGTTAAACATGTGCAAAATGGATTTGCTGAATAAGTTTTGCAAAATTCAGTTGCAATATTATCACACTCGCCCGGATTTTGTTTACACCATTCTCTACATTGTGGATAAGCCATATTTTCAGGTTTAGTACATATTGTTTTCATTATTTGCGCTTTAAATGTAGGATTTTCAAGATACCATTCATTACATATATCCGAATTAGCAATATTAGGATTTTTAGAACAATATTTCATCATACTTGGATTACATTTTTTGTCGGGTTGGTTTGGTCCATATGGTAATCCTGGACACTCTGCTCTAGTTTTTGTTTTATTGCAGCAATCTGTCACTGTATCAGCCCACTCTTGTGTTTTTTTAACATTAGCTCCTGAATAATAATCATTTGACCATGCACCTGGATAAAATCCTGGTGGATAGGTATCATGGTCCATTACAGCAATCTTACCAGGCGGTACAATAAGACTACTAATTGCATCATTACCGAATGTCCAGGATCCACCTGGGTAACTGCCAGAGGACGCTCCTACTGGAAGTTGCCATGCATATCCTTGACAATTATAATCGGCATAAGTCCAAACATTTGGTTCAGTATTAATATCCCATTGTCTATCACACATTACTATTTAAAGTAGGTAGAAAAAAATTAGTGCCAACTCATTTTTAAGTACGTGTTCTAAATAACATAATCCCACCTACCCCAAGTAATCCCATTAATACTAGTAAAATAATAATTACAAGTAATATTTTTGACTTACTTTTTGACTTTTGACTTGGTACACTTTGACTTGGTACACTTTGACTTGGTACACTTTGACTTGGTACACTTTGCATGTCGCCAGAATTTGTCCCACAATTTTGCTCAATACGTGTACCTAATGCAGTAGTTCTACCCCCTGCTTTAAGATCAAGTTGTGTACTACAATCAACTACATTTGGACATGGTAAAGTTCGCATTGATTGGGGTATATATCCTGTTGAAATACAAGCGCTATCGATACATGCTGGATTATATTTTTTAATTGGACTTGTAATACATGTACACATTGGATCACTTGGGTTAGAATTGCAATAACTAGTCGCTCCATAATCACACTCGCCAGTCTTTTTGCACCAACTTTGACAATGAGGGCTATTAATATTTTCAGATGCATTACACATAGCTTTGGTTACTGCATTACATCCACCTGGGTTACTTACACACCATTCCTGACACTTTGCATCTGAAAGAGTTTTTGGATCAGATCCACAATATTTAGTCATGCTTGGATTACATTGCGAACTTGACATTGCGTTTTTGTAATTTCCACATAAACTAATACGATCACCCAAAGATTCATCGCCAACACAACATTTTGTTTTAAATACATCCCATGGTTCATATAATTCTAATTCAGTATCAGTTCCAACAAAATATGGAGTTATTAAACCTGTTACACTTTTCATTACTTCAGGGTCCTTCGCCCATCCTTGATTAAAATGTACAACACGACTTGCTTTACCATGCATATTAGGTGGTAATACCCAATTTACCATATATAATCCACCAGTTCTACCAGGTTTTAATGTTGCAGGCCATCCACCGCAATTTGCAATTGGGTATGACCGACCATCCGGTTGTTTATCATTTTGTATTCCTAATGATGTAGCTACACTATCACACATTACTTATTAAGTAAGTAGAAAAAAATATAGTACTCAGTTAAAAAGCACTTTAATGTCGCCGTTTTAATCGTTTAATCTTTATACGTCTACGTCTACCTTCTCTGACACTACCACTACCACTACCACTACCACTACCCCCACCACTTAAATTTTCTACTTCTAATGATTTTTGAAAATATTTACCAATAATCGGAATTTTACTTAAATGTTTTTTAAACACAAAATACCCTATTCCGACCACAATAAGTATACTAATAATTATAATGCCTAAAATAGTATAATATTTATCCGTACTAACAACATTAGTTATCTTTTCACTAATTTTTTCAATACTTTTTTTTTCTTCAGTTGCATTTGATAATTCATTCTTAATATTCTCTTCAATTTGTGATTTTCCTCCAAATGAATTAATAACATTATCACCACACGCCAAAATAAAATTACTAATACTCTTAACACGATTATCTAATTTTTGGTTGTGGGTAATATTTGTTAATATATTATATATTACTTTACTGTCACCACGTTTCATTAATATACCTATTGAAAAAAGAATTATTAATTTAACTATGTTTCTCTTAATAATTCAATACCATTATCATAATATTTTACTATTGTGATATCTGGGAAAATATGTATATATTTACCATGCCAATTACCATTTGGCAATTTAAAGCCCTCTTCAATATCAATATCACAACATGGACACCCTGATATATATTGATTATATAAACTTTTTGAGTATTGTATTTTTTTTTGATGATTTAATACCTTTGAAACATCCGCAAATAATTTACAAACCATACTAAATGTCATAAAGGTTTTTGAATCATCTATTTGTTCTGCAATTAATTGCCATATATCTTTACAATAATTCATTATTACTTATTAATTATTAATTAATCCTGGTTTATTTTTTTTCAATTGGAACCTGTTGCTGTTGCTGCTGTTGCTGTTGCAGACGTTTTTTCTCTTCTCTTTTTCCAATTATCACAAGTATTATTGTACCTACTACGAAAAGTATTGCAATTATTATAAATAAAATACTCCCAAAATGTGATGTATCATAATGCGTATGTCGTACAGTTGGTCCAACTTGTACACCTAAAACTGACGTTGAACTTTCACTTGTACTCTTACTAGTAGGTGGTAGTCTAGTAACTATATTTTTAAGATTAGCACTAATATTACTAATATCTGTAGCTAAATTTAATGAATTACCCATTTAATTCAAATTGGAAAAAAAATTAGAACTTCTAATTGACAATAATTTTGGAATAACTAATTTAATTTTCAATCTTAGTAGTAGTAGTACACTTTAAATTATGACAACATTATTACTTTTATTAATTCTTCTAACCCTTTTAATATTACATTGGTTTAGTACTGTAGAACATTTTGCAACAGAAAGACCAAGTGATGTAGAACGATCTCGTAATATTCGTAAAAGGATCGAACGTGAAGAAGAGAACACTTGGTACAGTCCGATTGGGTACAACCCTTACAGTCCGATTGGGTACGGCCCTTACGTCCCAGGTCCTTATGGTAGACGAGTTGCCCCTGGTTTTTACGAACCAGAAGTTAATTTTACCTTAATGAAAGGTAAAGCTCCTTCTTTCTTTAAACCGTCTGATGATTTCTTGTCCAAAGATATTACTAAGGTATTAAGTAATTGTAGTGCAAGATTTAATCCTAATTGTCAAACTATTGTACATGATCTTGATTCAGGTAAAGTATATCGATACGATATACCTGCTGGATCCTTAATAAATAAAAGTAGGATTAATACATACACCAGTACAATGTAACTTACAAAAATGTCTTTGTCTTTTTTTTTTCTACCTTTTAAATATTAAATGGAAACTATTGAAGTTTTATTTGCATTTGCAGTTATTCTTATTGTTGTTATCTTTTTAAGATATTACATTTACTCCTGCGAAAAAGTTGAAGGATTCGGCAGAGGACGTGGCGGTGGAGGCCGTGGAGGTGGAGGCCGTGGAGGTGGTGGACGTGGAGGTGGTGGCCGTGGTGGGGTGGGTCCAGTAGTTGGGCCAACTCATCGTGTAGCCCATCATCCAAGTCGTCGAGGAAGATGGGGGAGAAATTATTATTATTCTAGTCCTTATGCAGTAGACCCTTGGTGGTATTATAGATATAATTACCCAGATTGGTATGATTATGGAACTGGTCCTACAACAAGTTATAACAGTTATAAAATTAGAAGAAATTATGCGCCTGAATTTCATGACTCAAGTAATGAAAGTACGAATGAAGACATTGTAGAAGTTATGAATACGTGTAGAACGAGTTCAAGTGCTAGATGTAATGTTATTGTAAATGATCGTAAAAATGATAAACGCTTTAGATATTCAATGTCAGTTGATTGGGATGATTTAGTCCCAATGGAAGGCGTTGATACTTACATTCGTACGTAAGTACGTTACATAGGCATTCTAAGAATTTTATATATAAGTCCACCTCTTATTTCAACATAAATCCCTCCTTTTTCATTACCCCATGTATTTGGGCGTTGAACACCGTCATTTAATGCGCAATAGATTTTGTAACCATGTCCATTGGCTATTTTAGTTGCTTCAAGAAGTGTTTTCCCAGGTAATAATGTATTAAACATTATTGGTTTAAACGAATTGTCCGACATTAATAGTAATTATACTATACTGTTACAATTAATTTTTTTGTAATAGTCGCGAAAATGAACCCAAATATACCACCAATTAAACTTTGTTCCAATGTATGACAACCTCGAGTTACTCTACTCCAACTCATTAAAGTAGTTCCTAAGGCAACCCATTCTAATGGAACTCCCATAAAAACTAACATTGCAGTAAACATAGTAACATGTCCACTTGGCATTCCATAACTTGTACTTGGACCACCCATATTTAATAAATCGCAATTAGCTGCACCTGGTGGACGGGGTTGTTTAATAATACTTTTAATAAAATCAATTAATACATTTAATATTAAAATTACAATCAATATTTTCCAATTCATTGTCAAAATAAAATAAATTAGAAAAATTACATTAAGTAAACTTATTAAATCTGCTAATAATCGAAACATTGCCTTACTAAATTAATTAGTTAAAAAAAATTAAAGGTCAATTTCATTAGTATTGTCATGTCTAATTTTTGGATTTGGTTTAACTCTTACTGAATTTTCACTTTCATTTTCAGTAAGTAAGCCTGTTTCAATAATGTTAGCATTATCTTTACTAACTGACCTTGTACCAAAATAATATCCTAATACTGTTCCAAGCACACCTAACATTGCCTCAGCAACTGCAACAGCAATCGCCCATTGTTGATATACAAGTAACATAATTAATGCTGCCATCATACCCAAACATACAATTGATGTAACTATAATAGCTAATGTACTTCTAATAGTTCCTTTAGGAAACCCACATGGTTCATTTTCAATAAAACCACAACAACAACAAAATCTTTCATGCGACATTTACTTTCCACTTACCTACACACACAGTCTTAAACATTTTTCAAATTGGTCACCTCAACAGGTCACTCGCCCTCACCTCAACAGGTCACTCGTCCTCACCTCAACAGGTCACTCGTCCTCACCTCAACAGGTCACTCGTCCTCACCTCAACAGGTCACTCGTCCTCACCTCAACAGGTCACTCGTCCTCACCTCAACAGGTCACTCGCTCTCACCTCAACAGGTCACTCGCCCTCACCTCAACAGGTCACTCGCCCTCACCTCAACAGGTCACTCGCCCTCACCTCAACAGGTCACTCGCCCTCACCTCAACAGGTGGTAGGAACTCTCACCAAATTGATTAGCAACGAAGTTGCTAATCTGTGAGAGTTCTTACTGTGAGAGTTCTTACGGTGAGTCCTCCCACAAAGCAATTTTATAAATAGTTCCATTAACATTAATTCTAAGGTAAGTAGCAGGTTGAGCTGGAACAGCACCTCCAGCACCATTTGGTGGCGCACTTGTGTCAGTTATCATACTACCAAGTGCAAGTGCATGGGTTGCCGATGTAATACTTGCGCCATTACCTAGAAGAACACAATTTGATCGACCAGATACATCAACATCAGCGCTTGGACCGATAATAACATTGCCACTTCCAGACACCAATGTAGCACCAGTTGTTGAATTACCAATTACAACATTGTTACTGCCACTAGTTAACGCGGAAGCTACACTAGAACCTACAGCACAATTGTTAATACCTGTATCAAGACTACTTAATGCATTATCACCAAAAGCACAATTGTCAGCACCAGTTGTTAAGGCTGTTAATGATTGATATCCAAAGGCGGAATTGCGCGATCCAGCGCCGGCTGTAATCATTGCATTTGACCCACATGCTGTATTACGTGAACCAGTTGATAATTGTAATGCAAATGTACCAAACGCAGAATTATTACTTGTAATAGTGACCGCTGTCAATGTACTATTACCAAATGCGGAATTACTTGATCCACTTGTATTTAATAATAGTGATTGATATCCGAATGCATTATTATTAGTACCAGCTTGATTAGATGACATAGCTTGGTATCCAAATGCATGAACCCTGCTTGCTGTCAAAGATGCACTACTAGCAGCTTGATATCCAAATGCACAACTTTCAGTATTACCAGCCCGAAGAACTTGTTCACCAAATCCGCAATTGAAATTACCGCCAATATTTTCTAATGCTTGATAACCGAATGCATTATTACTACTACTAGAACCGGTATTACGCATTGCTTCATTTCCAAATGCATTATTATTATTGCCTCCAACTGCTAAATGTATAGCACGTGTACCAAACGCACACACATTACTAACTGCATTAATTGCACTCGCAGCACGATAACCAAATGCATTATTTTCTGACCCAGTAATTAATCCCATTAATGCTTCTGAACCTGTAGCAGTATTTCTACTGCTAGTACACATTGTTAAAGCAATATTACCAATACCTGTATTATCACTACCAATATTTGCAGCCAATGCTTGATGACCAAAACCTGAGTTACGATTACCGGTCACATTTGCGCTTAATACACTTTGGCCAAATGCATTATTAGAATTTCCGAAAGTATTAACAAGAAGAGTGTCAGCCCCGAATGCATTATTACCAGTACCACCATCCAAATTACCCAATGAACGATATCCAAAGGCGCATTGATTACTAATAGCTGAAGCACCTGTTATACCCATTGCGCGATAACCAAATGCGCAACTATTATTACCATTAGTATTATTATTTAATGCTTCAAATCCAAATACAGCCATATTACTTGCTGCACCAGAATTAAACGCGGCACGATATCCAAATGCACTGTTATCATTAAGTGTCACACTACCAAGTGATTGAAATCCAACTGCTGTATTTCTAGCACCAAATAATGTTGCGCCTAATGACCCAAATCCAACAGCAGTACTTTGTCCACCAGATAATGTGCCGGCCGCACCAATAAATGCGACTAAAGCACCATTACCAATGGCAACATTGCGCTCTGATAAACTAGTTCCAAGCGAGTTATGTCCTAATACAGTATTATTACTTCCGTCAGTTAAATTTGGTGCAGATAAACTACCAATTATGATATTATCATCACCATTATTAAGTAAACCGGCGGAACCAACTCCGAAAACAAGTGTATTAGTAAAATTAGTTGATGCACTAATATCATCTCCAATAGCAACATTGGTCCCCGTTGTTGCTCCGAGATTACCTGGTGTATATAATAATGTACGTTTATTAGATGGCCCCATTCCACCAACTTTAACAGTATATTTACCGGTTTCTGGAATAGATAAACAATCTGTTGCTGGATCATATTCAAAATCAACATCATTTGAAAAACCAGCGCCAATCTTGAATTGAACACTATTATCATAACCAGCGGCAGTTGATACACTTGATTCCCATTTAAGCCCAAGTGTTTGCGTATTATCAACCGTTAAAACTTGTCCGTTAGCTCCAACACTAAGAACTTCCCAATTACCACTAACACCATTAAAAGCAATTACATTTCCTGTAGCAACCCCGGGTAAGAAATTACTTAACCGAAATGTTGACCATTGGATATTTTTCCAAGTATTTGGGGCAAGTGGTGGAGGCGCAACCCCAGTTTGTAAAACTTGTCCATTACCAGATGGTGCAGGAAGTTTTACAACATTCAATGAAGAATCCACAACTAACATTTCACCTTCTAATGGAGTTAATATACCTCCAAGAAGAGAATTAACATCTAATGTTTCCCATCCAATGCATTGAAGCCCAGTTCCAGTAACTGATAGAAACTGTCCAGGTGTTCCAACGGGTAATGCAGTCCAAGTATCACCTGCACCACCACTTCCACTAGAATCAGTTCGTACGATTAAATCACCACACATATCAGAACTAGAAACAGGGGCGATAGAATCAAAATCAACGGCACCACTTCCCATAATAATTGTAAATATTCCAGGGGAACTTGCATCACCTGGCATAATAATATCATTACTTAGTATAGCTAATATTCCTGCATTTTGGACACCAGCTTCTACAAAGAATGTATCTCCCTTTTTCAAATTAATATTACTAAAATCGCGTACTAAAGACCATGGTACAATCGATGAACCAACTGTTTCAACTATATAAACTCCATTATATTGTAATCTACCTACAGGTTCATCTTTTACAAGAATACGATCACCAACATTTAATTTACCTGTACCAACTCCACTTGTGCTGGGTCCAGTTGCAATAAATACTTTTTCAGAACTATTTCCAAGTGTTGCATTCAAAGCACTTGCCAATTTTTCAGCTATTCCTACATCTGAATCAGTTGAAACAATTGGTACTTCAATTTTAGTTTTTAGTGCTGGTGCGGGATCAACACTGGTTCCATTTAAATTAAACCATATATAATATTGCACGGTAGTAGAATCCATATAAAAATATGTTCCGTCTAATCCAATCGGCGTTGCATCAGACGCATCAATTGAATTAATTTCTCCTGTAGTAGCAGTTCCATCAGCGGTTTTAGTTAAACTTGCCAACTTTCCTGGCCCAACCGCATTAATATCAGTAATATCTGGTACATCACCGAAAACCGAATTTGTACTAGTAACAATTACAAGACCTGGTGGGGTTTTAATAGTAAATCCTGTTGCAGTTGCACCATCTTCAGGCGGACTCAATACTACTCCTTCAGTGGTATTAGTTACAATAAATGGATTAGATGCTGGTAATACAACTTTAAAATCGTCTTGTGCATCAAGAATGGCACCAGTTGCAATTGCTATATTAGCCGCTGTTTCATTACTTGGGATATTAACCTGTAAACCTATTCTCCCAACTATACTTGGATCAATACCTCCTCCACCAACATTATACCATACATAATACTCACGTGAAGGCGAAGATATCAAGAAATATGAACTTTGTAAACTAAACGCAACATCTGGAACAGTTGTTATTTCAGTTTGTTCAGCTGTACCATCAATAACTAATACACCATTAGTTGAACCAATAAGAATACTGGTTGGTATATTATTATCAGTCAAATTAGTTACCGGATCAATATAACCTGGTAAAGGACCTGTTGTTGCATACTTTGTAATTATTGTTGCATTAAACATTTAAGAGTCTATTATTATATAGTACGATATAAAAAAAATGCAAAGTTTTTTTCTACCAAAATATTAAGATGAGTATTATTACTGTACAATTTGACGCAATAGGACCAATTCCATTATATCCTAATTCAGTCTCCGTAATTGATAGAGCAACTAAAGATATTACAACTGATCAACCCAGTGGTTCACCAGCAAGTAATATTTTAATTCCACGTAATGCAGTTATTACCGAAATAGTTGTTCGTAGAGCTATTAATCCAAGTCTCACTACTGAAGTAAATGGTAAACAGGTTATTGATTATTCAGTACAAACACCTGTGACACCTAATGCTATAATAAAGTTAGGTATTGTTGGCGACGAAACAAAGTATACACCTGTTATTAGTTTTGTAACTAATGAATTAAATAAAAAAGATTACATTCTTTATCAACCTGACCCCCCTCTTATTTTGCGACCTGATGATGTCCCTTTAAATCCAATTGATTATACTAAAGTTAATGATATTGTTCTTACAGCTGGATTTGCCGATATTGATACAGGATTTGTATCAATTCTTGTAAAATATATCGAACCACCTGCCGCAACATATGGTTTAAGAAAAAATACAACTACCGTACTTTAAATCAAATACGTTATTAACTTATTTTTTTTTACTTTGGTAGATTAAAGAATGGAATATTCATTTGAAATATCTAGATTACGTGATAGTATTATTAAAAATTTAAATACCCGAACTGGTACTGGTACTACAACTGGTCCATTTTTAATTGATCTTAATGTCAATGTTAAATATAATTTATCACCAGAAGTATATTATAATTGTATTTTAAAAGAATTATACTACGAACTATTAAATGATAATTTAAAATTAAATGTAACTAATTTTAGTATTTTCTTAAAGTTTTGGAATTTTCAAAATGAAAATATTAAATATAGTTGTTGGATTACGAAAATTTCAGACGCAGAAAAAAATAAATTAAATTACGTAAAAATACCTGAATTACCTGACGTTCCAGAGAAAAAATGTAACTTTTGCTGCTTCTAATCTAACTTAAGCATATCACTTAACCTATTTGAATCCTTTACTGTCTCATCATTGTCAGTATAAACTAATCTATTATGTTCTCCACTCAAAAATGCCGCCCGTAAAATATCAATAGGGATGTCTACTTGATCAGTTAAATACACTATTCGATTCTTTTTTTGATCACCTTTAGTAAAGTTAAATTCAATCTTGTACCTGTCTCTGTCTCTTTCTCGTTTTCGTTTACCTGTAGTATTATTTGTTGTATTTAATGTCCCCATCCATAATAAAACTGCTTTACGATATCCTCTATATCTTTCAGGATTACCTCTGGATGCTTCTAATTTAACCTTATTTTTTAATAATTTTATCAAATTTTCATGCGTTTGTGTGTAAATATTCTCTATTTTATTCAAACGACGCTCATCTTCAATATTAATACTCATTACAATTACAATTACAATTACAATATTTGTTTAAATTAAAAAAGTTTTCTTATACAACATTATACTTAATCAAATGGAACTACTTATTTGTCTTTTAATAGTTATTGCCATTGTGTGTTTAATGGTTACAATGAGAAACAAAGAAAGTTTTAAAGCTGACAGCAAACGATTTACTTTTATTAAATTTTATACACCATGGTGTGGATATTGTATTCGTCTTGCCCCTGAATGGGAAAAATTAAAGAAGCATTATAGTCATAAACTTAATTTTGAAGAATATAATTGCGATATCAATAAAGATATGTGTAGTAGACATGATATAATTGGGTACCCAACACTCAAAATTCGCGATAATATTACGAAAAAATTTTTGCAATATGATGGACCTCGAGAGTATCATTTAATGGCTGCCTTTTTGGATACAGTACTTGGACGTTAAGTAGTCGGGTTACAATTATTTTTTTCTAACTAATAAAAATTAAATGGAATCTGAGTCAACTAAATTAAATACTCGTTTTTCAGCACAAGACCTTCATTATTCAAATATGCTTAAAGAGCTTGAAATAAAAAAAGTATATGAAAAAATTGCGGATGAATGTTTCAAGAAAATAGAACGCGCTAATGAATGTATAAAAAGAGATTATACTGAATTTAAAGTACCATTTACATATATGGGCGAAAAAGATTATAATTTTAGTGAATGTTTATGTCATATCATTTTTACCTTACGTAAAGCTGGATTTTATATTAGGTATTTTGCACCTAATACATTATTCATTTGCTGGCCAGATTATGAAAAAATGGAAAAAGAAAAAAAGAAATTCAAATTTCTTGAATATGAACATAATAAATCTCAAAGTATACTTACTACCCCTACCGCGTCCCCAACACTTACACTTCAATAATTTCGGTATAATTATCCCTAAGAATCTTTTCAATTAAATAATAGCCTTCTATTAATCGAATCATCGATCGTTCACCTGTCACTATTATTTTACCAGTTCTAAATATTAATATAGCCATATCTCCTAAATATAATTTTACGCCTGAGTATGAATTTGAGTCAAAAATTGCTGTATGTTTATATTTTTTAATCAATATTTCAACTAGTTTAGATCTATTAATAATCATATTTGAATTATAACCGCTATTCATAAGAATAGTTTCAATATTTTTAAATCGTATGTGTAGGGGTAATGATATTTTCATCTTATATAATTTTGAATACAATATTCTAGCAGCTACTTCGGCATCATATGCCCCACGTAATCCAGATATGTGAACAACTAAATCATTAGATAATTTTGCACATATTTCCCGCTTAGGTTTTAATAAAATAGTAAATGTTATACTATTATAAAATCCTTGGGTTAATTTATTAACTTTACCAAGTTTGATTTCTTTACCATACTTAATTCCTATAATTTTTTTACCAAGTTTAAAGTGTTTAACTACTTCTTTTAAATCAATTTTAAATCCAGGTTTAATATCAGGGTATAAAACCTGCGACATTAATACCAGTTTCAAATTACTAGGTAATGGTTTGGACATTTACTCACTCACTCACCTACCTACCATTAATTTTAAGTCATAATAATTTTCAATTAAAAAACATTAAGATATTTAAAGAAAAGTTCTAACAGTTAATTTAAATAATGGAAACTGAAGTACGTAAAAGGGGACGTAAACCTAAACAAAAAACAGAAGACACTAGTATCGTTAAATTACCAAAGAAAAGGGGACGTAAACCTAAAACGCATACCGAACAAAGTAAAGAGCAAACTAATTTAACTGGACCACTTAATAGTATTATCACTAAACCTATTTTAATTAAATTAAAAATAGGTAGGGCTGATACTATAAGAATTGACCAGCAAATTAATCAATTTACACATGAAACAGACCATCGACCGATCACTGTAACTGCATTTAATCAAGAACAATCTGAACAACAATTTGCACCTATTAAAAAAACAGTAACCACCCACAGTACTGAAAATAATGAGACATTGGTGTGTGTTGAAAAAGAAAAAATTAGCACTTTACCATCTATTTATGAAAAGGGGGTTTGGCCTGAGAAAACTAATATAAAATGTTGGTGGTGTACTTTATCATTTGATACTATACCGTGCTTTATTCCTAAAAAAATGCGCGCTGGGAAATATCATGTAGTAGGATGTTTTTGTAGTTTTAATTGCGCTATGGCATATAACCTTTATTCACTTGATCAAAATCAACATGATTGTTTAAGACAATGCTCGTTATTACATACATTGTATACTGAAATTCATGATGATATACGAGAAATTCTCCCGAGTCCACCTAAAGAAATAATGATTATGTACGGTGGTAAATTATCTATTGATCAATATCGTAAAAAAATAAATGAATGTAATATTCAAAGTTACAAAATTAACTATCCACCAATTGTTGGTATTAATTTTGAATTAGAACATCTTTCTAAAACTGGGTCAGTATTAAGTTCAAAAACATATGTCCTTGAACGATCTAAACCGCCTCCTAATGAGCGCAAAAAACTAACTCGCAAATTTATTAAAATTGTGACTGAGTAAAAGTTTAATGCGTTATTCAGGGCTTAAATAATATTACGTTACAGTAATAAGTAATAATGTTACAAGAAAATCTTCCAAAGGTTCGTATTGCTGCATTCGATGTTGGGATAAAAACGTTATCATTTACAATTTTGGAATACATACTAAATTCTAATCGTCCACCAAAAATAATTGATTGGCGTATACTTAATTTACTCGATCAAAATGATGACGGTTGTATCCATAATTGTTCAATTGAAGGATGTACAAAAGATGCTATTAGAGGGGCTGAACATTGTAATAAACATTTATTAGGTAAAAATTGTATATATCAATATTCAACTCGTACTAGTAAAAGGGCAGGTCAAGTATGTGGAGGAAAAACTTATTTAACAACTGATTATTGTAAAACGCATTTACCTAAGGACTATGGCGATATAGAAACAATATGTCAATATATTTTTCTTAAAGGTGATTCCAAATTTAAAATGTGTGGAAAGAAATGTATTAATACAGAATATTGTAAAGCACATACACTGGTAGCTAATTCAGCCAAATATCGCAAAATGGCCGCTAAATTAAAACATCGCCCACCTAAGATATCTGATTCAAATCTAGCAGCTACCTTAGCTAGACGCCTTGATCAATTCCCTGAATTACTAACTGCCAATAAAGTTTTGATAGAAAATCAACCAAAAATAAATGGTCGTATGAAAAAAATAAGTTTATGGTTAAGTATGTATTTTGTAATTCGCGGAATGGTAGACAAGTCCAATTGTTTAGAAAAGGTTATTTTCTTAAGTGCTAAACATAAACTTAAAATGCGGCCCCCTGGATTAGAATTAGAAAGAAACAATACATACGCCAATCGTAAAGATAATGCTATTAAAATATGTGAATACATCATTAGTAATAGTAAAAAACATTCTGAGTATTTTAAAACATTACGAAAAAAAGATGATTTAGCAGATTCATTCTTAATGTGCTATTATTATTTGCAAACATATTATATTCAACGTTAATCGCGTTTAACTTAAAAAAATATTAAACACTTACTAAGTAAATATGTCTGGAAAAGTTGCGAATCTAGATGGCCTTAGAAATATTCTTAATTTAGCGAATGATCTCGAAGAAGGCGATGATACTAATATCCCCAATGGAAGATTTAATATACAATATACAGGAAACGGTGCTGGCAAAAAAGAACTCAAAAATACTTCAACTGAAAATCTTACTCTTAATAAAGTAAAAACTCAAATTGAAGAAGCTGGTATAGGTGAACCAGATATAAGTGGATCTGAAGACCCTGATGCAAGTAATGAAGTAGAAGAAGTACAAGAAGTACAAGAAGGTAGTGAAGAAGAGGATGTCATTGAAGAGGAAGTCAGTCAGGGGGGTAGTCAGGGGGGTAGTCGGTCTGCAAGTCGGTCCGCAAGTCGGTCCGCAAGTCGGTCCGCAAGTCGGTCAGTTAGTGTAGTAGGGACACCTAGGCGAGTGAGTAGAGAAAAAAGGCGCCCAGTGACAGCAGAAGAAATTATGTTGGAAAAGCAAAAAATTATTCTCGAATTCTCTAAATTAGAAAAAAGAGGAGTTACTTTTACTAAAAAATTTACCCTTAATTCAGATCTTAATGAAATGAAATTTGAATTACTTAAATCAAAAAAGATATTCCAGTTAGAAAGGGATCTTAAAATTGCGCGAAATCTATTATGGAATGGTACTAAGGTTATTACATTTGGTGCTAATTTATTATCTAAATATACACCTATCAATCTTGAACTTGAAGGGTGGTCTGATGATATTAAATCTAATATATATGATTTTGATGATGTTCTTGAAAAACTTATTGAAAAATATAAAAGTCAAGTTGATGCTCCTCCTGAGATTCAATTAGGTTATATGTTATTAAGCAGTGCCATTCAATACTCTGCGGCTAATAAGGTCCCTAAAATGTTTGCTAAAATGATGAATGTTCGTGGACAAGAATATGATCCTACTAAAGGATTTGATCAACAAGTAAATGAAATGAATATACGTGCGCAACAAACTACGGCTCCAGAAGATGACCCAGAAATGGCTGATATTATGCGCGAAATTAATGCTGAAAAAGCTAAAATTAAAAAATAAAAATTAATTACACTCCAACACACTTACACGACGGTCCATACCAAACCTGTTTTATCCCACATTTCGGGCATTTTTTTCGGTCTTGACATCTGAATGGTGTACATATTTTTCTCATTTTTTTACCATTAACTTTCTTCCACCCCTCTGGGGTCGCAATGTACTTTATAATGTAATTAAGTACCACATTTTTGTCAATACATGCCCAAATCCCTCCTCTTTTTTTGACTAAGAGAAGTGTTTTAATCGCGGTTTTTACTTCATCTGAATGGAATCGATGAGTTTGTATAGACCAGCCAGGAAAAAAGATACGAGCATAATTTTGAATGTATCTGGAACACCACTTTTTATTAGAACATACATCGCCTACATTATTAACTTCTTTTAAACAGTTTTTGTGTACCAAAATATGTGTACCATTTACCCGCTTACCAACTCGTGCTCCTCTAATAAATATTTCTTCATAACAAATATTACATTCGCACCTTATACTAATACACTGCGAACATTTTATGGTACGTTGTAGGTCAGTATGAATAAATTTCCATTCGCCTATATTATAAAGGCTAATATCGCAATAATCGCAACGTTTTACCTTTGCACAATCAATGTGTAAATAATATCTACTACTGTTAATACATTGGTATTTTTCATAATTATTAATTTCTCTTTTGCAATGAAAGCAGTATTCGTAGGGTCTAAATTTCCTCATTATACCAATACTAATTTAATTAAGTAATTAATGTAAGTTTATGTGTAACTATTATTTTTTCATTTTTTGAACATAAAAAAAAATTAATTACACTCTCTCCTCACACTTACATGGTTCGTACCAAACCCGATGTGTATCACACTTCTGGCACATTTTAAAATCCCACTGGCACTGAAATGGTGTACAAAGTAACATCACATTAATACCATTCAACGTTGGCCATCCATTAGGTGTAGCGATGTACCGAGCAATAAGCAAGACCACACCCTTGTCAACCATGCACCACAAACCACCTCTTTTTTTTAGTAAAAGAAGCATTTTAATTGCGGTTCTTACTTCAATGGAATGGTACCTATGTGTTTTATGGGTCCACCCAGGGAAGAAAATTGGTACAAAGTTGACACATCCATAACATGTGTGTCTGCCATGATAATTTTCTCTTGGTATTTGGACTTGTTTTAAACAGGTATTATGAACTAATATCCGTGTATATTGTTTCTCATAACAATGATTAACCATATCTAAATGGTATCCTTTCTCAGTACCATTTAATTGATTATAACAGATATTACAATGTTCTGTACCTGTACACAACGTACATTTAATAAATCCATTGATTACAGACAATCTAGAATCGTTATGTAACATACGGGTATGTTCAATGTCCAAAATATAATCGGCATATATCTCACGATTACACCACCTACAATGGATCCCTTTAGCACAACTCTGGTGCAAATAATAAACCCCATTTCTTACAAATGGATCGAATTCTTGACCATTAAGATCAAAAATGTCATCTTTACACACAAGGCAGTTTATACAACCATTGTGCCAAAAGACCGTTTCCCCATCATGTTTTGCCGAACAAATCTTGTTTTGTGATACACCGGTACCACCTGTTTTGAAGGGCTTTTCTGACATACTCTCTTCACAATACATACAGTGCACACAGTTTGCATGTACAGGTCCTCTAGTTGTAAATAAGGGTTTACCTTTTACAACCTTACGGCAATTAATACACTTTAGTAACATCTTCCTAAGGGTTTGATACTTTAAAAAAAAAATAAAGGGCGGAAGGTACCCTTAATTATTCAATTTTTGTCACTTTAAATGTACCAATCGCCCTAGCAGATGGGTCGATAATAACTTCATCAAACCATTCTTGCTGTGGCATCCAATGACTCTTAATTAAACAGGTTTGGGACGGGTAATATAATTCAAATATTGATCGGTACCAATACTCTTCTTTGGTTCGCGGAGGATCATCTGGGAATTTATTAAGGCGCTCATTAAATAAGTCGTCTCCTACAATGGTTTCAGCGTATTTTTTTAAATGATCTACCCACCCCAAACCACAACTATCACTTAAACCCATTTTAGATCTATAAAGAATCTTGTCCGGTAGCATACCGGATTCATACGCTTCGCGCAATAATTGTTTTTCTACTTTCCCTTCGACAATTTCTTGCTTAGTAGGAGCCCTAGTGTATTCAGGATTTAATGTCATAACGTAATCAACAAGCTCCTGATCAGTGAACGGTACACGTAATTCCATACTTACACTTGCAACAGTCCTATCAGGCCTTAGGCCATCATACATAAATACTTGCTCTTCTCTTCGTATGGACTCCTTTCGGGACTCTTCCGCATTAGGAGCATACTTAAAATATTCATATCCACAAAATATTTCATCCGAATTTTCACCACTAATCATCACTTTAATCTCTGGATGATCGCGTTTAATTGCCTCACATAATAATAATTGTGGTACGCTAGCACGTATTGTTGTACAACAATATGTTTCAAGTATTTTAATAACCCTATTAACCGCTTTGATACCATCTTCAATACTAAAAATATATTCATAATGCTCAGACTTAATATAATCTGCTACTAATCTAGCTGCAAGTAAATCCGGTCCGTCTTTAGTAAATGAGGCTGTAAATGTTTTAATAGGTGTAACTGTATTATGCTGCCCAATACTAGCACATAAACTTGAATCTAATCCTCCACTTAGAAAATATCCTATTGGTTGATCTGTATTAAGCCTCTTGATAACAGCCTTATTTAAAAGATGTCTAACTTGTCTAACAGCCGTTTGATAATCGATATTAGGGTTAACTACTATCTTTTTAAATGAATGATACTGAATAAAATCCCTTGGACTACAACTTGACCAATATACTCCTGGTGGAAATGGTTTTACCTCATTTATTCCAGGCAAATTCTGAATACACTTTACTTCACTGCCTAATGCTAGTTCCCCATTATCTCCATAACCAATAAATAATGGCCTCGTCCTTAAAAAATCTGCAACAGCAAATATTTCTTTTTTTGTATTATCATATATTATACATGCATACTCTCCCCTAAGTAAATTACATACACCGTTTATACCATATTTATGATATATTGGTAAAATAACCTCGCAGTCCGATTTTGATTTAAATGTATACCCGGAGTCATTTAAATAATCACTCTGTAATTCCAGATAATTATAAATTTCACCATTGCAAATAACAGTTGTATCACCTGATTCAAATGGTTGATCCCCATTTTCAGATGTATCCATAATTGATAATCGATGAAATCCTATATAAATACATTGTTCGTCAGATAAACTTATTTTTTTTAATGTTGTATTATCTGGTCCTCGATGCCTTATTTTATCAAATTCCTCTGCTACAATCCCAAATTTCGGGTTTGCACCCCGACTATAATACATAAATATTCCACACATTAACTGTATTGGTCTAAATAATGTTTAAGTTCAGGTTATTTAAATTGGGTCAGAATAATCAAAATCTGAATCTCCTACATCTTCTTCAACAATATACCCATCGCACCCAGGGGAACATACTTCTTCACCACATGCTTCACACACTTCAACATATTCATACTCTCCGTCAGTGTCTTCGTCCTCGTCTTCGTCCTCGTCTTCGTCCTCGTCTTCGTCCTCGTCTTCGTCTTCGTCTTCGTCTTCGTCTTCGTCTTCGTCCTCGTCTTCGTCCTGGTCTTCGTCCTGGTCGGTGTCAGTGTCAGTGTCTTCGCCTTCGCCTTCGTAATACTCACATTCAGACTCACATTCTTCTTGACCACATCCTTCACATACATCTACATAACTATATGCATCACAATCACTTTTGCAATCACCTTCAGCTCCACAATTATCACATACTTCAACATATTCATATTCCGATTCAGATTTACCTTTCGACTTAGTTTTCGCCTTAGCTTTCGACTTAGTCGTCGGCTTAGTCGTCGGCTTAGTAGTCGGTTTAGCCTTCGGCTTTGAAAGTACTTTTTTAGTTTTTCCTCCTACATTAACATTAATTATAGTTTCTAATTCATCTGATTCTACGCTATCTTTATATATTCGTGTCTTAGACATTTGGTATTAGTATTGTGATTTGTAAATAGAAAAAAATACTTTAAGTTTAAACGAGTAATTAACGCACTAAGGTATTAATTATTTTTTAAATCATTCATAATAAAGAATAATAATGCTATAATAAATGCTACTTTAAAATCACGGGTAAACATATAAACTATTGCAAAAATTATTATTTTCCTAATAAGATAATGATCGCATCCAATTCGAATATCTTCAAATTGTTCAATTTCCTTTTTAATAACATTATTATTTAGATTTATTAATACTATACACATAAGTAGTATTAATTTATTATTATTTAACAGTGACATTGACATTTTTTTTCTCTTACTTAAGACCAAGAAAGAAATGTCAAATTATGATTATCAATATGTAAGTCTATCAGAGGCTTGGGGACGTGTCCCTAAATATTCAAAATATAGCTTTTATCAATCAGATAAAAATGAATATGGACAAACATTTACGTCATTTGATAATAAAGGACCACAATTAGATAGAGATTATGAACGTGGATATCATACAAAACGTGAATTTGACAGTACTGGTAGCAGTAATGATGCCAGTAGAAAATACGTAATTAAACAAGGTGAAATCACTCCTAGCCCACCAGTTCGTGATACTATAAGTATACCAGAGATTGTACAAAAATGTGACGAATACGGTACTAAACTAAATTATTCAAAAGCAGGTTATCCAAATACAATGATAACTGAATATTTTAATAATTTTCAAAATACCAAAGAACAAAGGATAATTAAATTCTATAATAAAGCTATTATTATTTTATTACTAGGATTACTGCTCAAATGGATTCTTGACAAAAATTAATTAAAATTTACAATTGAAAAAAAAGTAGGTTATTTTTTTTAATTAAACTGTAGTAAGTAAGTATGTTAAAAATAAATATATTATCACATGAAACAACAATAACACTAAATAAAGGTTGCACAATGGATACATTGAAACAATGTCTCGAAATAATCACCCTTATCCCAAGAGACTATCAAATAATTAAAATAAAAAATTCGTGTCTGGACACAGACCTCCGAGAACCGAATGGTTCGTGTCTGGACACAGACCTTGAAATTGAAGTTGAAGGACCGTTATTTGCTACACTTAATTTATATGATATTAATGAGTTTAATCTTCAATTTTCTAATGGCAATAAAATTAATTTAATGCCAAAATATTATTTATTATGGATTGACACAGAGTGCTTTGACCATATTCGGGATGACTATTGTTATTTATGTAACTCAACTGGTAAAATAACAACACCTATTTATTATCAATTATTACCCTGTATCAATTCAGACTTAATAAAAAATGATATCTTAGCAACATTTGATATACATGGATCAAATGGTAATAAATATAACATTGAGTTTAGATATCACGTGTATCCTGCAGCCATATTAGAATCCCCATCTGAAAAAATCGTTCGTATACTTGTAAGTGATATTGCCAATGACAATTGTAATACTGTTTGCCAAGACCTTATTAAAACTAGCTTACAATTTTGTAAATTAAATTTTGACTCATATTGTATTCAATGTAACGGTACAATATTTACAGAAAATGATTACATTGCATGGGTATGGGTTTGTCCAGATTGCAAAGGTCAAATGCATTCCATTTGCGCCTTAAGATATTTTAGTGACAATGGGACAATTACATGTAATTGTACTAATACAACTTCATTAATTCAAATACGCCGCCAACTAAATCATTTACGAAATCATATAATACATGTTGCTAACACCTCCGACACCGACACCGACACCGACACCGACACCGACCTCTGAGCGTTTTACGCGTGTC